GACAAGTTTATCTTTGTCTTCTTGAGAAGCGTCTACATAACCTGTTTTTGTGGCATAAAGACCAACCTTATCCATCAATCGTTCTGCTGCTCTATCAAGCTTTCTTGAATCTTCCACTTGATGATCATCCGCTTCCTGAAGTTCATCATCGTCATTCCAAAGATGCCAAGCAATTTCGGCCGCAGAAATGATCTCATCAGGCACATCGCGTTCGTAACTTGACCATTCTGAGCCAATGAATAGGTCAAATTCTTTTGCCGCAGCCTTTGCCAAATCGGCGGCAGACCAATAATCCTTCGCATTCGAGGTTAACCAGCTTTTAACCTGTTCTAATGTATGAGGATCGATAGGATCAATGGTCATAATCGTGATCATAAATATGATCAAACGACCGTATTATTTGAGATTTAAGAGGCTAATCGGAGGGGAATGGGGTGATGGGTTGATCTATCAAGACCAGCATCATAATCGGATTCCCAGATGTAGATGATGTCATAACCAAGGGATTTTAAGGTTTTTTCGCGGGATAATGTGCGATCAAAGAGTTCTTGCATGGTGGAATTGTTGACCTTGTTGATCTTATCGGGTGCATAACGAGCCGGGTTACCATGCCAGTAATCACCATAGAATTCATAAATGGTCTTTCCAATCAAGCCATCGGCATAAAATCGAGTACCAATACCAGATATAAATTGTTGACGACACTCTAATGGGATTTTCATCAAATCAAGCCAGGCCGTTTCCTTTTGAGAAATGCTTCCATTGTTGCATCCTGGACATGTACCATACAGATAAAAGCTCTTAGGTCTCTTCATAAAAGAATAAGAACATTCGGTGCAAACAACTTTAATTGGTGTATCAATATCCACATATTCGGTAAGATCTAGTATGAATCTATCGCCCCATTTTTTTCGAACGTTTTCTTTGAAATTTTCTATAAATTCATTTTTAGCACATGTTGGACATGAACAGTAACTTAGTTTTTTCAAATGAGCATTTGGTGTTTTCCAAAATGTTTCATTGCACTTTTTGCAAATGATTGGGACCTTCACCATAAGATTTTTGTACTCAGTGATCAATGAATAATCATAACGATCGTTACCGTGTAGTTCGTTTGCCTTTTCAATGAAAGCATCCAATCCAAGCGCGTTGTATTTGGAAGATGCAATACCTCTACAGCTTATGCAACCATGCCTTGAGTGAACGCTTGGCTTTGACCAGAACACGTGTTTACAAACCAAACAAGTGATTTTGCCCTTCGTACAATCGTTGACATATACGAACTCGGAATAATCGAACTTGTTCGTACCATGAAGTTTGTGGAATCTTTCGACCCAAATTTCTTTGGTTAGTTTTTTAGACATGATCAGAACCGTTTAAAGTATTTCGCCATCCGAAGATGGCGAAACTTATTGAGTAGTCTAGATCATTTCACGACTATCGAATTTGATATCGCAAAACTTACTGAGCGATGCCTTTATTTGAGACCACAAAGTCTAGCGATACAGTTTCGATAGACTTGACTGGCTGTAGGACTATCTTACCTTTTATCGTATTGTTTTGGATATCCAATTCTGTAGTCGTGCTCGCATCGATCTGAACCTTGTATTTCTTCACGCCATTCTTCCGCTGCACACGAGCCAAAATTGGCTCAACAGCAGCTTGGAATTTGGCAAGAGTTGATTCTCGGTTAGGTTCGAAGATGATCTGGTTAGATGCATCACGAACATCTCTTCGAATGCTGATCAATAAACGTCTTACGTTTACACGATCGAGACTCGAAGCGAATGCTTGTAGGGTGCGTTGACCGTACGCGACTACGCCACCCTGTGCCTGTGATCCTGCTGGACTGTCACCTGGGAAAGCAACCAATGGGTTAATGTTGGCATCCGCCAATGTATCCATATTTGGTTTGCTAAGTTTTACTTTAGCTTCCAGCGTAGTCGATAAAGCGCCGCGTACGGTACCAGCCGGGGCATACCAGGGATAAGCAACAGCATCATTGTATGCAATAGCACCCAACATCGCGACAGAAGGAGGAGCCAACACATTTGTTCCCGTATTTGGATCTGTAATCACAACATCAGGATAATAAGCCGCACCAAATGAACTATTAAGTGCACGTGATTTGAATTCGGCTGCCGTATTGGTTACGGAAGGAATCTGCACGCTAGAGGTTACATTGGTATCCAATGTATCCATTTCTGGAATATCCATCAAGTAAAGAGCATCAAATCGCTCTTCAACAGTTGCTATGCCCTGATCAGTAACAGCTGAATGACGAATGCCTGGTGTTGCCAAGATCTGCACGTCAACATCCGTTTTGTTCTTCATTACTTCAAGAGCTTTGGTATAGGCCTTTACGCTCGGGCCACTGGTCTGACCACGATTGGTATCATCCATATCTTGCGTAACCGCAACATCGGATATCGTTGCTTCTGCTTCATTGAAGCTATTAACACCATCAAAACCACCCTGCATGAGAAGGGTATATTTTGCAAAGCGACGGTTTGGTTGGGTTAGGTCCGCAACAGTAAATCCACGGGTCTTGTTGGTATCGTCGGCTGAAATGTTACCATTTCGAACATAGACGGCTTCAACCCATTTTTGTGGATCTGCCTTTGCAGTTGAACCCGTTACAACCTGAAGTTTTTCTAATGAGAAACCATTGTTGTTGAACACATCAACATCAAGAACTCCTTGGCCCGAGAGCACTGATTCGCCAACTGCATAATCCTCAATCATGTTTTGGTAAGAGGTCATGAAGTCTGGGAAGTACTTCGTAAAGGACTTAACAGAATCATCTTTGACAAGAGTTCCATTGGGAATGGTTACACCAGGAACTTTTTCTAGTTGCACGCCCCAATAAAGAGATGGATCGACAGAGGCTTTAACACCTTCACCACTCTTGAGATGTTGACGCATTGGGACAGGAGGCTGAACAGCCTTATAAAGAGTTCCTGCCGCTGCTAGAACGTTTGAATCAGCTTCATTGAGAGTTGCAGAGCCAGACGTTACGAGGTGAGCAAGACCACGGTAACCAATAGGAAGAGCAGTTGCATCCACTTCTTCATTCTCTACGCCCGAGTCAAGTTCGACTCGAATGTAGTTGGACTTATTTGGATAGTTACCATCCACAACGACCTTCTGAGAAGTCTCAGAACGATCGAAGTCGAAGTACACATTTAGATCACCAATTAGTTTGGCAATGTAACGATCCGATGATGGATTCAATGAACATCCACGGAAAGATTCAATGGCACGAACGTTGGCATCGGTATCATTCCAATCACGAATGACAACATCGAATGTTCCGTACTTGTCTTTCGTATCATCCGATTGAGCAATATTCTCAATGGAGATCTTTACTTGATCGGCTACACCGGCACCGGCATCAAGCGAGTGGAACCGGAACAGGTTCTTTGCTTTACCGCCGAATTTTTGTGATACAACCCAAGGTGATTTCGCGTGACGGAATCGATCCTCAAAGTTTTCAAAGTTGGGGGTAGTTGCAGAACCAACGTTACGACCTAACGAACCTGTCGTTAAGAACGCTGCTTCTTCTCTACCTTGTTGATTGCTGGCACAGAACGTAGCCTGAATGAAGTTCGTTCCCGTAATGTATCCGAGAGCAGGAGAAACATCATAGGACGCATAAAGATAGTGACCAGCCTCTTGAAGCTTGTAAGGATCTCTATTGAAGACGTTAGGAAAATAATTTGGTGCAGAAGAATCAAAAGAACCCGTATAGACACGAGGATATCTCGAATCGGTTCCCTTATGACCGTTAAGCAACATAACGAAGTCTTGCTTGTTGGTTGCACCCGTATAGAGCGTAACCGTTCCCATGATGCTTCCTCTTTCGTTACCAGTTGAGGCAATGAAATTCGCACCAGGATCTGACGAAACAGCATTGAACGATGAAGAGAGTTTGGCAACGACACCAGAAGGAGTCATCAAAATACCGCGAACAAGCGGAACGCCAAGTTCTTGACCAGGAGATAATAGTCCTGCATCTTCAAAATAGGTTGAACCAGCACTGGCGCTATGCACCGCGCCGAGGAAATAGGTTCGACCCATTGCGCCACCATAATTTGCATATGGATTTTGAGTGAGAATACCACTGTCCGGATGTGGTTGAAGTTCACCAACAACGAAACCTGCATTGGTTACGTTACCAGCGTTTGTTCCACCAGAATTTCTTTTCTTACCATCGCCAATTCCAAGCACACGAAGATATGTCAACGATTGAGAATTACGAAGCCATTCAACGGCACCAAGAGGACCAAATTTCTTACCATCCGTCTTACCGAATTTCGCATAAAAATCTTCTTTGATAGCAACCGTAACGGGCACGAAGGCAGGACCCTTCAAAGCAGTTCCGATGATACCGGCAGGAACACCAACAGGCTGTGCAGTTTGTGGACCTGTTAGATCAATTTCCCTAGCTGTAACACCAGCGCTTCCAAGTTTTACATTTGCCATGTTGACTTATTCTCCTGCTTTCATAAATATACGATTATCTAAAACTCTTGCGGTGATTGCTTTCATGTTTAGAGGAATTGTACTCCGCTGTTGGTGATTATAAATTCCATCTTGATCTTTTCGATCGTTCTGGTTGGAACGATTTCAATGCGACCATTAACACGATTGAGTTCTTCATCAGCTTCAGAATTGTTCCGCTCATCCATGATGACCAGGAACTCTTCAACACCTGATTGGGTTTGAATGATGCCGAGTTGAATGTTTGCTTCGCTAACAAACTTATCTCTGATTTCTTTAACGTTCTGTTCGAAAACCATTTTATTGGCGAGACCAACGATAACTCGTTTAACTTCCAGAAGAAGACGGCGAACGTTAACTCGATCAAGTGCCGATGCTGATTGTTGAAGTGTCTTCTGACCGAAGATCACAATTCCAGTTCGTGGGAACGTGGCGATTGGATTGATCTTAGAATCAGAACAAACATCACGATCGTCAGAGTTTAACCGAATCTGCACGTTGGACACGAAGTCCAAAGAGGCTCTATTGAAGCCAGCTGGTGCAAACCACGGGTAGGCAACTCTATCA